TTCACCAACGGCTCCATTTAGAGGAGTCCATTCTGAAATCAAAACCTGTCCTGCCTTTGTTGCACCTGATCCTGAACCATCAGCCTTGTAAATTGGATTTGTTACAGATACTGCTGCTGAAGTTGGCTTGATTGTGAAATTCGCCAATTCTCCAATTCCAATTGCGCTTATTACTTGCTCAAGAGCACCTGATGCAAAGTCATTCATAAATTCTACGGTTACTGAATGATCCTTTAGTCCTGCTGTTCTTGTTCGTGCTCCTGCTGGTCCAAAACCTGTGGTCTCAACCACATCTTCTGGTGTGTTAATTGTGACGCTAGAAATGTATTCTGATATGTCAGTTAGTGGAGCACTTGCTCCAATTTCTACAACTGCATTTGTTAATACTAAACGAGCCATGATTATTTATCTCCTTCATTGTTGAATGTTTCTTTAATTTCATCCACCTTTGGTGCTTCTTTCACCTCTGGTGTATGTCTTACTGATGGTGCTTGTGTTGCTGTTCCTTGCTTTTTTGCTATTCCTCCAGAGGCCAAAAGATAATCTATTGAGGCTCCAAGGTCAAGCAATTCTTGTTCTGTGAATGTTTCGCCAGCAGATTTGCCACCTACTTGTGTTGGCGAGGTTACGATATATTCCATTATTTCTCCTTAGCCCCAAAGTGTGAGGTTATAGCGATAAGATAAAAATGATTGATCCCCAGAATTGTAAGTACCACTTTCTGCACTTATAACTCTTAGTGTATCAACAAGACCACCTAATGTTCTATCTGATTCTAGAGCAGTTTTAATTGATCCAGTTCCAGTTCCCGCTAATAGATTATCTAGTTTGTCTTGCCCTGCTCGTTCAGAAAATCTCTGAACTATCACAAATACATCAACAGATGCTTGGTCTAAACCACGCATATTGTTAATATCAAATGTGAAATCTAGTTGTCCTACAATTGCACATGGTGGAACTACTACATCTGGAATTGTATCATAAACTCTCAATCCCGTGATTGTTTCTAGGTTCTTTCCAAGTGCATCTCTTACTTGATTAATTTTAATCATTAGAACGCCAATCCAAAGTTTCTACGGAATGGCTTTAATAAAATCTCAACATCTGGATCTAGACGAGAACTCAAACGAACTGTTCCTAGTTCTACAGATCCTGCAATACCAAACGGAGATTGCTTTCTAACAAATAGTCTTGATGCCTGTATCTTACAAGCAAGTTGTACCTCATAAGGTACTTCTTTCCATCCAAAGATTCCAGTTATTTTAACTGTCTGAGGAAAGAAATATGGAAAAACATATGTCTGAATTGCCAAGAGTCTTGTTACTGGCCATCCTCTTTCAGGATTATTAATTGGCTCATACATAACATCTGTATCTAAGTTCCATACTTGATTGAATGGACCTGATTGGTTTGCTCTTGATCTAATTTCTACTGGCTCTACTAAGTCGTCTATCTCTAAGTACCACGGATTTACGGGTGTGTAGATTTTTGTTGTAGGTGAAAGAAGAGTACCTTCTTGGTAGAAAGATCTCTGGCAGTAGTCATCAATCATACGACTTGCAGCAAGAATAGCCATTTGAATGTCTTGATCATCAATGCTATCTTCAATCTGTAGGCCATTTCTTACATCAGCCAAAGTTGTATAGACATTTGTTGGTTGGCTAGAACTAGCAGCAGTAGGGTAACTCATTTATTCCTCTTCTCCAATTTAGGCAACATAGCCTTCTCCATCTTAGGAGTAGCACTTGCTGTCTCTTTCTTAATCTTAAAGATATTCTTAATTTTTTTCATAACTTCCTTTTTTTAAAAAGGAGTGGGCCAAAGACGGGGACTTCCTCAACCCACTCCTTCCTTAGATTACTCTAAGTATTGCATAGAATCAACTATACAAATTAGAATGTAGGTGTTACAAGACCAGTTCCTGAGATCTTTGAGAATGCTGCAGGGTAACGGCCAGCAGTTGCTGCTGCGTATCCGTATACGACTGACTTAATTGTCAATGATCCAGCACCTGTTGCATCAAAGTTCAATGCAAATGGTGATCCAGCCTGCTCCCAAAGATGGAATTCTGGTGCAGTTACGCAATAGATTTCATCTTCGTTAGTGCCAGCACCTGCTGTTGTTGTAACATTCGCATCTGCAACAATTGGAAGACCCATTAGTGAGTATCCTGAATTGCCGTAGTATGCCTGGCCTGCACCTGTTGCGAATGAGTTCATTGGGCCGTTTAGTGTAGGAACTACAAGTGGACGACCTGCTGTATCAACTGCTGCAAGCAAGAATGCTAGGCGACGAGGGTGCATGACCCAGTGTGTTGGGTTCATGAATGCACCAGTCTGTACCAACTGGTAAGCGTTAGCCAACTTTGGATACAGTTCTGCAACTGTTGGTGATGCATCTGTGTATGTTACAGATCCAATACCTACAGTGTTTGAAAGACCTAGGATAGAACCTGATGTTCCGTCACCGTTAAGGATCTGTGAATCAAGTGTTGTGTGCCATCCACGGATAAGGTCTGAGATGATGAATGAGTCAATACCTGTACCACGCTCAATCGCCTGCTTTGAGATATCCTGCTGTCCTGCGATTGTACGAACATTCACAGTAAGTAGTGTATCGTCAGCATTTGTCTCTGAGATAGCATCATTTTCAGCAGCCTGAACTGCAGTTGATGTACCAGTTGTCATGCGTGAGATATTTAGTGTCATACCTGCTGGAGGCAAAACCATCTTGTTTGTTGCGAAGTCTGCTGTTGGGCGACCTGCACGAGCAAGAGGTGCTGCTAGATCAACAAGGTACTGTGGGATTACGAGACCAGCAAAGTTGCCAGTTCCTACATCACGACGCTCAATCTCTTCTTCACGAGTGTGACGAGCAAGACGCTCTTGTGCTGCATAGTCATTGCTGAACTTTGCTGCAAATGCATCCTTAACGAATGAGTTGTCTGCTTGAGGTGTGTATGTACGAACCTCAGAAACAATCTTTGTTGATGCAGAAACCTTTGGCATTGCAACATCAGCGACTGCTGATCGTGCTTCTGCTGCCTTAGCATCTGCTGCTGCCTGAGCAGTCAACTTTTCAATCTTTGAATCTAGTGAGCGTGACTCTTCAACAAGGGCATCAACCTTTGCTGACTCATCATTTGTAAGGTCTGTACGATTCTCTGCAGCAACTGCCTCAAGAACTTCGTCCAACTCTACCTTAACTGCATCACGGCGTTCAATTACTTTGTCTAGATAAGACATTTATTGTTCTCCTTTGTGAGTTTGTTTAGTGCGAGGTGGTGGTTACGGGTTTCACGACGCTTACGGGTGTGAGCCTAACTCCGACTTCTACCTATCTTGTTAGATAGGAATATTATTTGATTGTATTTCTCTTTGCTTGTGCTAAGCGTAGAGACATTCTTGGCATGTTATCTGGTAGGAAGTTTAGAACTGATGGATGATCTCCAACAATCTTTCCACCCTGTCCAGGTACATCTACTACATTGATAATGTTAGCAGAAGTCTCTAATTCTTCATCTTCAACTTCTTCTAGTGGAGATTCAGATGACTCTTCTTCTTCTGACTCTACTTCTACTCCATTATTACCAAGTAGTGTACCCATGACTTCTACAGCCTTCATGACATATTCATGACCTTCTGTTAGGTCTCCAAAGATGCTCTCTAATACTAATAATGAGTCACCACTTACTTCTCTACCCTCTTTTATTTGGGCAATGGCTCTCTTAATTGCTTCTCTAGCCTCTACAGAAGTTGCTGGATATGCTGGATATGTGACGATTGATACATCACCATCAGCAAGGCTAACCTCTGTTAGGCTTCTTTCTGTACGGTCATCATTCCACTTTTGGCGAATAACACGGAAAGCAAAGGACATTTGGTCAACATCTCCACGCTCAACAAGAGTATATAGATCTCTTGCCTCTTGTGTATTTGCTAACTCTGCTTCAAAGTATAGTCCTCTTTCATCTTCAGTTAATCTCATTGTACCGTTTTTGGTTCTGGCCATTGGCAACCCTTCGTGGTTAACCAATAATCTAACATCAGGTGTCTCACTGAGTGTCTTTCTGAATGCACCTGGTGCAATCTTTTCAATAAATGGCAGTGGAACAGATGGCTCATTGAATACTGCAGCA